TCATCCTTTACTCCCTAGCAGCCCCGCCAACTTGGTCGGTTCCTCGCTGCTATAGCCAGCATACAGCATAACGGTCAGAAGCCGTCAACCCCTTTCGGGTGAGTATTTTTTATGCATAAAGAATAACCCCCGGTGGGGGAGGACCCACCGGGGGGGAAGCCGCCTGATCAGAGCGGCAAAGCTGAGGGGCTACTTCTTCGTCAAGCCGTAGCGGTCGTTGCTCGGGTCAAGGTAGGTCATGATGACCTGCAAGCCTGAAGCCAGTCCAGCCGAGACGACGGCCTTGTAGCCGTCCCCATCAATGGAGAGAATCGGGATGCCGAGACCTAGGGCGACGGCGATGCTCACGCTGAGGAAGGTGCGGACAAAGTCAATCACGGCTTCGTCAATCTTCGTGCTGTCTAGAACGTCCTTGAACTTACTCACTGGTTCTCCTTCTTGGTCACAATGACCACATGGCTGGCGGGCGAGCCGGGCTTGCCCGAAGCGATTGCCTTCAGTTCAGCCTCGGTGACTGGCACCGCGTACTGCTCCTTCGGATCACGCTCATCAAATGTTGGGTCGGCGAAGACAAAGGTCTGCGCCTCGGTGTCGTAGGCGAAGCTGGTCATGTGGCCATACCCGGCGGCGATGACCTTTGGGTCTTTCTTCTCCCAATACTTGACCCAGTTGCGATGCCACTTGGAGAGCGCCTGCTTTGGGTAGCCGATTGGTCCCTGCACCCAGAGGATTCCAGCAGCCCCGCCCTTGACCGAAGCGAGAACGTCTTGCCAGTCCTCCGGCATGCGCGCTCGGCAGCCCATCTCTCGGACGGTCTTGGCAAGCTCTGAAAGAGATGAGCCGTTGTCGCTGACGCCCTGCTTCTCCTTGAAGCCAGTAGCGCGCTCCTTCGCTGCGACGCCGTCAGCCGCGCTGAAGTCTGGCGCGTAGCCGTGGACATAGGCTGCGGCCGCTGCCGCGCTGGACGGTCCGCAGTCATCGAGGATCGCGCCAACCTTCTTCTGCGCTTCAGCGTCAGAGTAGAGCTGCGACTTGATGCGGTACTTCACCCGGCGTTCTCTTTCTTGATCATGACCGCCACGGCACGAGCTGCCGCCTCAAAGCCCAGTGCGGCGCTGATCGGGTGCGCTGCGGTGCAGCCTTCGCTGTAGTCAATGCCATCCTCGCCACGCTTCCAAAGCGTGCCGCCGAATGCGCTGTGGTCTTCATTCGGAACAAGGGCAACCCACTCCTCGGGTGCGGTGTCCACACGAGTCCAGCCCTGCTCCTTGATGTCGTCAATGTGATCCTCAGTGCGTGCCATCAATCCCTCCATCGCAATGGTCCGGTGAGCAGCCAGACGGCTGTCAAGCCCAAGAATAGCGCGGTCATGGTGTCTTTTGTGGGGCCGTCCCCAAGCACGACCGTTGCATAAAGCAGGCCAAGCACGGTCCAGGCACCACCGACGAGATCAAGAACGATTCTTTGCCACATTGCGCGCTGTTCTCCTTCCCTTCGGACTATCCATGCCGCCAGACCCGCCACCGCCGCCGCTAGACGGCGGGGTGCCGCCCATGCTGCGAACGGCGGCCGCTGCCGCGCTCGATGCGATCTGGCTGACGACGATAGCCGTAGCGACCGGTTGTGCCGCTGCACGCTCTTCTTCGTCAAGGTCATCTCCCATCGTCGTAATAGCTGCAAGATTATCAGCGAAGTCTGCGACAAACTCTGTAGCTACACCAATCGTTTCGCTGACCGCTTCGGCAACAGCCTCAACGGTTTCGCCGACGAATACGGCAACAGCCTCAACGGTTTCGCCGACGAATACGGCAGCAGCTTCTACGGCTTCTTCTAGATTCGGCAGAGGGGGCTGTGTTGGCTCAGGAGGAGGAACAGCAGTGGGATCAGGAGAAGGGGGAGGAGGCTCCGCAGTCTCTTGTGGTGAAGGCTCTGGGGTCGGCGGTTCGGATGTGGGAGACGGCTCGGGATCAGGTGTTGGTTCATTGGTCACCTCTGGGCTAGGAGCCGGCTCTTTAGTCGGCTCGGGGGTTGGGGCTGGCGTTGGCGGTGGTTCAGGGGTTGGCTCGGGTGTCGGTTCAGGCGTTGGCTGAGGGCTTGGCGTCGGCTCCACAGAAGGCTCTGGCGTGGGGGTAGGAGCCACGCTAGGGCTAGGTGGAGGTGGTTCTGGGGTCTGGGTAGGGGTCGGCTCTGGCGACGGCTCTGGGCTGCCAACAACCCACGTTGTGCTATTGATTTGCAGGAATCCAGCTCCGCAGCAGGAGTCAGTGCTAAGGATGCGGAATCCGAAGATGCCGCCTGCGGTGATATAGACCTCTTGGCTACCGCTCTGTTGCTTCGGGTCGTAGCCGCCCTGATTCCAAATGGCAAGGTCAACCCAACTCTCGTTGAGCAGCATCTGCGCTCGGTCATAGTACGCGCCGTCGGTTGTCCAGTACGCCCAGCCGAACGAGACCGTCTCGCCAATGGATGAGTCGGTGGTCAAGCCGGTGACCGTGTTCTGCCATGGATAGCCGGGGCCAGCGTTGTTGCTGCCTTGAATCAGGATCGTGCCTTCTGTCAGCGTGATCGTACCGTTGGAGTCAATCTGCTGGTCCCACCCGTCCGTGTCATCAAGCGCGTAGACACGCTGAGTAAATGGCAAGACGATTGCCAGGGCGAGTAGGAGTGCGCGCAACCTCACTTGCCGGATTGCGACTGAAACCACGCCAGAAGCGTGCCGATTCCTCCTACGCCCAGCAGCATTCCTAGACCTTTGAGCATTGAAAGGCCTCCTTGCATCTGGTCAATCTGGGATTGCAGACGGTCAATCTTTGCAGACTGGGCGTCTAGTCGCTCAATAATCAAGTCAGTCTGGGAGCGTGTCATTCAGCCTCCAATGCTTTGAGCCGTGACTCAAGATCGTTGACGCGGTGCCAGAGCGCCGCGATTAGTGCAACCGAGTCAATAGACTCTGGCTGGCCTTCGGCATTGTAGGCTACGGCGTGCGTCAATCCAGCTTCGTGGATTTCTTCTGCAATAAACCCGAGTCGTGTCTGGCCAAGTTCTTGTGGGTTGTCAACCGTTGATGTGAAGTGCTTCGGCACAATCCTGCGTGACGCCTCAAGCACAACCTCGTCAGCAGGAACAATGTCCGTCTTGTAGCGCGCCGAAGAAGTGTATCGGCGAATCTGATACTCGGTACCCCCGATGCTCACAAACACGCACTGGTTGGCTGTCAACGTCGTTGTTCCAGGGCCGTCAGCATTGAAGTTGCCGTTGCCGGCGTTGACGCTCAAGGTCGCATATAGGAAGTCGGCAGCGAAGGTGTCGTCTGTCCGTAGCGTTGTAGACGACGAGCGGTACAGGTTGACGTCGCCAGTGCCGCTTGTGCCGTCGCCCCATTCAATCGTGCCGCCCGCCTCGATGCGAACACGGTCGCCCGCGTCGGTATCAAGTGCGCCAGTGAAGACGGCCGAGCCTGCTGCGGTGCGCTCGCCACGGAACAGACCGTTCTCGGCAAGGAAGTTTCCGTTATTTAGCGTCACGGACGCCGTGCCAGCCGTGCCGCTGACTGCCAGGCTGCTGGTCGTGGTGGCGGCGTCAAGGGTGATTGAGCCTGATCCGCCGTAGGCTGGCGTGAGCTTCAGCACCCCGGACTCCTGAACGATGCGGGCGCCCTGCGTGGTTGTGGGCGCAGTGCGCTCTGCCACGAAGAGGTCTGAGTTTCCTGTGATCAGGCGCAGCTCGCAGAGATCAACGGTGCTGGTAGAGCCAACCGTACCTGTCGTGGACACGGTCAGGGTGATCTGAATAAACGCGGCATCGGGTGGCGCATTGAACCTGAGTTGATTTGCCGTGAAGCGGATGGTGCTTTTAGTTGAAATCGTCGTAAAGGTCTCAAAGGTGCTATCGCCTGTTCCTGTCGTGGTCGTCTGATCCAACTTATAGAACTGATAGGCAAGCGTCACCCGCGCATTTGCGGTGGCTGTCGCGTTGATGCAGAATGCCTCTGGCACGAACAGGAACGCTTGATTGCGCGTTGCAGGAACAGGAACGAACCGTGAGATTGCAAGGCTCTTGCCCGTCGTCGTGCCGCCTGGGACCGTGAAGCGCAGCACATTGCCAGAGCCAGCAGTGACATCCGAAATCACAGCGGCAGTGATGGCTTCGCTTGAGGTATCGGTGATGCTGAAGTACGGCAGCGGGTTCTCGTCGGTGATGTTGGAGTCAGCATCATCTGGAGGGATGGCAAAGTCGCCATTGGCAACGCCAGCCTGAATCTCTCGGATGGCCGCAGGTCCGAATAGGAGTGCGGTAGCGCCGTCTGAATCCGTGTCAATGAGCGAGGCACCGCCGTCCGTTGAGACATCGCCCTCAAAGGCAGTCAGCCCGCTGATATTGGTTCCGTACTTCTCAGTCATTATTCACCCGCCAGAATCTTCTTCAGCGCCTTGCCGTACTTCTTTCTTCGGAACTCCGCCTCGATGTCGTAGCGCACCTGGTAGGTGCTGCCACTCTGAAAGCTCAGAGAGACATTGACAATCCGCAGGATCTCAGAAAGATCAAGTGCGCTGGAGGTCAGTTTGACGTACTGGTTCGGCAGCCACGCCTTGATTAGTTCGTAGGTGCTGATGGCCGTGAGCGCGTAGCCCTGCGTGTAGCCGTAGGTCCAGTCTGGCGACGATGTCTGGGCAAGGTCGCCGCCCGCGACAGTGAAGCTCACCGTCCGAATCGGCTTGCCTCGTGCCTTCATGGTGGCTCGTGCAAGCGCGCCGATCGTCGCTCCTCGATCCCTCTTCCCCTTGACCTTTGGCGCGGTGAATACCTCGTGCGAGAGTGGACCCGACCGGGCAGTAAGGCCAGCGCCGTTTCTGCTGTAGCTGCCATCGTAGGTTCTGAAGTAGGGGTCGTTTGTTGGCGGGGTGGCGTTCTTGTCCCAACGCACAACCGTGTTCGCTGCCTGCACGAAGATGCCCTTCATGATCTGATCATGGTCAAGGTTGACGGTCAGACTGCGTGGCAAGATGCGTGTGGTCGTGCTTGCTGATCCGACCCGAACGCTGGCTGGGTCAGTGACAATCTCAGCAGGGGCATTGGCGTAAGTCGGCGTGACGGTAATAGGGCCGTAGTTCAGGCGACCGTCGCCATCTACGAAGTAGGTGTAGTTTTTATCGTCAATCCCCGCCGCCTGCTCAGTGATCTGGTCAAGGGCGTTGACGAGGTTCCCCGGCTTGAAGGTCTGGCGTCCCAGCGTCTGCGCTACGCCGGTAAAGATGGCACGCGTGCTGCCGCTAATGATCGAGGTGTTCAGCAGTTGCCGGGTGGTGCTGTCGTTGACTTGATTGTGAACCTTTGCCAAGAGGGCGTTGATGTGTTCACGGTCGGTGGTGGTGGACTTGCCGCGTGAGAAGCTGCCAACCGTCTGCTGGATGTTCGTCCCGACAAGGCCCTTCCGCACGACGGTCTTTGCCATCCAGCCGTCGGCATCGGTTGCGTTGACGGTGCAGCGGGTACCGAGTCCGTTCGGCAATAGACCAGCCGCCGTGTCGGTGAGGAAGCCCAAGAAGAGTGGCGTGGTGGCGCTGTAGCGAGAATCAAAGAACTGCACCCTGGCATTGTCGTAGACCCCGCCAGACTTCCACCACGGTCCGCCGGCTGGAGTCTTTGGCTGGATGACATCAAACGTCATGTTGCCGCCTCCGTCGGCGGACATCGTCACGTTGAGGCTTGCAAGATCAACGTATGGCGTCTCTGGGTTCGCTGCGGCGGGGAGGTCAAGCAGATTCGCGCCGCTGTCAACCCCAGCGATGATCAGGCTAAATGGCAGTGCCATGGCTTACGGATACCGGCGTTCGTAGCCAGCCCTGTTCAGCGCGCCCTCCACGATCTGATCCTGCTTCTGAGTGCCGACGTTGAACTGGACGCTGGTCTGAAGGTACGACGAGGTGCCTCCCGTCATTG